CTCCCATTTGGCCATAAGAGTTGAGATTACTGATTATGTTTCTCTTTGACATTCGGGAAAGAAAACGGTCTGTTCTGTCGAATGAACCTGATGTCGTAATATTAACCATCTGATTCCTTAAGGCCCAATGAGGTAAGAGAACCCGCAGCGAACACTTCCTCCCGAAGCAAGAGTGCCACCCGGGCTAAGAGTCTGAATAGTAATCGTTCCGTCAGTAAGGAAGATGAGTACTCCTCCTCCAGTGCTGCTGGTATCCCACGCCTGGAAATTCGAAACTGCAGGACGAAGACCAACTGGTAGTGTGGCAACTAGCGTATTTGTTATGTCTCCGTGAGTATCTCCGGTCAATGTAGTGCCTGTGTACGTGCACTCAAGATGTATTGACGCATAACCGTTTGCAGTGCGTGCGGTGAAAAGAGACACTGTAAAGTTCGATGCTGGTGTTGCACTCAAACCAGGGTCAACATGAACTGGATCTGGATTGATCGAACCAAGATCGACAGTACTATTATCGCCCATAGTCAATACCAGATGTTTGGTTGTTGCGTCGATCGAACCGCTCTTTACCAGGGCATTCGTGACAGCTGGAGTCGAGATTGCTCCAACATCAATCGTTGTCACTCCGTCGCCAAGTGTAAGAATGAGATGGTTACTTCCGTTGATCGCTGCATTCTCGACAAGAGCGTTTGTGATAACACTTGTCGTTACCTGTCCAACAGTTATCCCATCAGCGAGCGTGAAAGTGAGAAAGCCGCTTGAGTCTATCGCTCCAGTAGCAACGACTGCATTCAAGAGGTCTTGTATATGAGAGGCAGTCATTACTGTCACACTAGTCATGTCATTCCTTTCTCACGACGTAGTAACCTTGTATGTATTTGCGTCGATTTCGACCACAGATGGCCAGTTGATTGTGTAGGTGTTGGCATCAATCATTACTACACTTACACCGCTGATATTGGCTGTTCCATCTCCGTAATCAATGACCAGAAGACCTGCGTAAACGTCAATAACGGCGCTCAATTCAGAAACGGTAGGTATTCTTGGAGCAGTACTACCACTTCCGTAGAGAATATCCTCTATGCCTGAGAGTGCAGGCCCGCTTATCACACGTGAATCAATTACGATGTGCGAAGTACTCTTAAAACCTGGAATGGGAATTGGAACGGTCTGAACATCCCAGCTGAAGATAAGCGGGTTGACCTGACTCGATTCAGAAAGGTTGTTTCTTCCTGTCGGCATAGCCATTGCGTTGTAAACGATATGAATTTTATAACCCGCATCAGACGATGTGTCGTTTCCGATAAGCGTTCTGTATGAGAATCCGAACGACTTTCTCGGCTGACTCGTCAAGTACAGTCCCGTGTTGAATGAATCTATGCCTTCGCATGATTCGAATTCGCTTGGATACGTGAAGGCGTCGATTGTCAGATCAAAATCCTCAGAAGCTGAATCCTGATTAAACTTGGATCCGTCTATGTAGTAAGGCTGATGACCTCCTGAAGGTTTCTCAGAAACGGTAATAAGACCATTCCAGGCCACTCCATCGAGCCCATCAACATAGAGAACGCCTCGATCGACTCCTCTTTCGTAAACATGGTCGCCTATCGAATCCCAACCAAGTCGCGTCAACCTGCAACCTCCTCTCAGCCATTAGTACCGAGTTTCTTCTTCATCAATTCGTTACGCGCCCGCCGCTCATCACCAGTCTCTTTCCGACCTGACTTTTCATTCGGAGTATTCTTGATGTTGCAGACCTTGATCAGAGTCAGCAAACGGTTCAGATGCCATTCCTGACATTCGAACGGGATACCAAGTGCGATCATCCAGTAGTAAATCAGTTCGGCGGTAACGATTTCGTTGCTTGCTGGCTTCGTAAGTTCATTAAACCACGTAGCCGTCATCTTCTTGTTGATGTAGTCATTGACTGCAGTGTAAGTTTTTTCAGTGAACTTTTCAATGAGATCCTCAGGAAATTCCCCCGGGAGAAACATCATCCTTACATAATCCAGAACTTGTTCCTCAGTCTTGTCCTGACTTCCCAGGAAGGGAATTTCCCATTTGGACTCCCATTTTGACAGCGAGATAAGCGAATGCTCCAACTCTATTACTTGTGAGTCTGAGACGACGAATTCGCTTGTCTTCTCATTAAATCCTTCATTTGTAACTATTACGAGCCGGAGCATTCGCTTATCCCTTCAAATCACGAGACGAACGTGAACAGCCATTCAGCAACGAAGGGCTTGTTGAACACGTAACCGTTGCTCGGAATTGCTGTGACGACCTTCTTCTGACCGGAAGTGAGAAGCTGAGATCCAGCAGTGTGGACCACACCGTCGACGTAGTAGGTCACGCCGGTCTCAGACGGAATGGTAATGGTGTGAGCACCATCGAAGGTTGGTGCAGTCAACGTGATCATGTTAACTGAACCGCTGAACAGCGCCAAGACGGCATCCGGCATTGGAAGACTCGGCGCAGAGCCGCTGGTGCCGTACAGGAAGTCCATCAGGTTGGACAAGGCAGTGGAATCTACCTCGGTACTGTCGATCTCAATCAGAGAGACCGGCTTCATGTTCGCCATTGGGACGCCATAGGTCTCGAAGACCCATGAGAACTGAACAGGTCCCGGCGAAGCGTTGACTGTTGCGTAATCCCTCTCAGCTGGAGCTGCAATGGCTCCGTACACGAGATGCAGCTTGAATCCCAGATCAGGCGAGACGTCGTTGCCGATCTTGGACCGGTAAGACAAGCCGAACATCTGCCTGGCCTGCTGGCCGATGACAACGCCATCAACTGGCGTCACAGTCCCGTCACAAGCACCGAACTCTTCTGGATAAGTGAATGCCTCGATCGTTCCGCCGTAGAGTTCTGTTGACAACAAAGTCATGTACTTGATGTTGTCAGCGTACTGCGGGTTTGAAGCGGCGCCAGTTGGCTGCTCCTTGACCATGGTCAGGCCATTCCAGGCGAAACCGGTGTCGTAGAGCTGTGTCGAGGGATTCAGCGGATAGAGAACGCCTTGATCGACGCCCGTCTCGAATCGTCTGTTGCCGGTGTCATCCCAGACAACCTTTGTCATTACTTCTCCTTAGAAGTAGGTGTAATAAATGTCGTGATTGAGGTTTTCGGTCGTATAATGCCTGACATACGTCGTCAACGGCAACTCAGCGACCTTATCTGGAATCAGACTGTCCGGATCCCGGTCAATTATAGTAATCTGGTATCTGATTTTCCGGCCATAAGGAATATTGTCCGCGAAATTAACCGTCTGGTAATTTCGGTTGTAGATTATCGCTGGATAGATAACCTCAGTGTCAGGCGGAGGCTGGAAATATACATGAACACCATCCTGGAGACCTAGAAGGAGGCTCTGCAACTCAAGCCGTGTTCCCATTCCATTGACCTCCAACCGTCAATACAAGCCGTGGACGCCTAACCTCTACGTTGGTAATCTGCCAGACAGTTCCCTCCCATCTGACGTATCTCATGTTCAAGTAATTCGCGTAGGCATCAGCGTCGCCAACGATGCTGAACGAGTTCTCAAGTGAGAGGCCAACGTTGAGTACCGGAGGCACCTGCGAGGGCGGCACCAAGCGTCTATCATTGCGGATAACATCACCGTAATAAACCTTCTCAGTGATGATTTGCTCATAGACGCCTGGTGCCGTTTCCTCACTAGTTGCATAGCCTACGGCTCCGGAGAACCGCATCTAGCTCCTTCAGTTGTCGCGACGGAAAGTCCACTCGATGTTCTCGGCCGCGAAGTCGTATCCAGAGTCCGGAACGGCCCGGTAGGTGACATAGGCACCCGGGTTGATCGCAGCCTGAGCACCAAGAGTCAGAGCCGAACCCAGAGAACCGTCATCTGCAACGACCTTGTATGTGTAGTGCAGACCAGAGAATGCCGGAATGGTGCCGACACCGGTGACCTCGTTGAAGGTCGGAGCAGCAGGCAGCGGCAGCAAGCCTGTTCCGGTGAACTGCTGAACAACCAGAGCACCGCGGTACTTGGTCATGGCACCCGACATGCGGGTCTCCATGAGATACTTAAACTGGTTATAATCTATATCAAAGAAATCGAACATCGACACCTCGCCGCCGCGGTCGGTGCCGTTCGTGTAGTCGGTCAGGTTGACCACGATCCCGATGAGGTTCGGAATGGACTCCATAACCTCACATGGAATGATGTCGTTGACGCCGATTGCAGCGGAGAGTTCCACGGCGGTCGGATAGATCCTGCGACCGAGAGTGTCCTTGATCAGGAGCATCTTCGCAAGCCAGATCCTGGTTGTGTACAGGATTGGATTCCCGGATCCCCTGTAGAATCGGAAAGCGTTGACAATTCCGTCAACGATCGCGTCAGGGCCGATATTGGCGACGTTGATGGCTGCCTGATCGACCCAGACATTGGTGACATACATCTCGTCGTCACCGTAGATCGGCCTGACGTTCGACGTGTTGATCTTGTCCGGGTCATCGGCATCCCGGCCGTCACCGATCAGAACTGCGCGAGCGAGCTCCTCGTCAAGCAAGAGACGCATTTCGGTCTGCAGCCAGGTGACCACGTTGAACTCGGTGATGTCCAGGATGTCGTCGCGGTCGAGCTTCTGCTTCTTGTAGATGGTCTGAGGAGTCGTGATCCGGCGTGCGATCCGGATGAACTCTTCCTTCTTCAGCGCGGCCTTGATGTAACCCTTGGCACGAGCTTCCTGGAATGTGATGTCGGCAGTCCAGCTCCTGATCCGGGAGAAAGGCGTCTTCCGGGTCGAGGCCAGAACGTTGGACACCCATTCCATCCTCCGGCTGATGAAGTCCGGAGAATCAGTGACGGCCTGGTCGTACGGGAACAGAGTTGAGATGTTGTCGATGCCGTGAGCAAGAGCGTACGACTCGACCGCAGCCTTCAGAGATCCATCCTTGCGGGCAGAGTCGAATATCCCCTTGATGTCGGAATGCGATAGAGTAGCTCCGGCCACTTTCTTGCCGTCTGTAGAATCCTGGTCGAAGACGTTTCGGGTCACTGCGTCGCCCTTCTGGTTCTTGTCGTGGATGATCTTGTCCGGGTCGTCTGAACTCACGCCGCTCTGCGACACGTTATCCATGGCAGCGCCAACCATAGCGTTTACCATAGTCTTCTGTTGTGGCGTCAGCGTGTCGTACACCTGCTGAACAGTGGCGTCCGGACCCAGACCGCCATCCGCCGGATCGAACAAATCGTTGTCGCCGTCTCCATCAGGATCGGGATTGGCTGCTGTTGGAGTCTGCGTCTTCGGCTTGGGCATCGGGCCTTTCTTCTGGCCAACCTGCCTCGGAGGTGGTACCAGAGTACTGATGCCATCGACAGCATGCGCAAGAACCAGCGGAGAACCGCTGTAAATGATGGCTTCATCCTCGACGATCTGAATGTTGTCTTCGGAATGCGCGATGCTGACGTTCTCGATGTAAGCACCAGGATTGGCACCGGACAGAACCAGGCTCACTTCGCGGATGACGCCATGAACGACGTTCTTGGCGTGCTCAACGAGCTGATTGGCATAAATGCTGAGATTTGTGATGTCCTTGTGGATGACAAGGGCTTTTGCCTGCTGAGCCGGAGGAGTCTCGTTGAAGAAACCGTCTCCCCACACTCCGTCATCGCGGTTGGTAAGCATGACATGGCCGAGGACGTTCTCGGGTTCGTTGTGCTGGTGCTGCCACACGAGCGGAACCTGCTGCTTATCGCTACTCTTGAAGGCATGGGCCACTATGGTCCTGCCATCGGAGCACCTGATGCCGCTCTTCGTGACGTACCCACTAAAGTCAGGTACCATTTTGACTATTATCTCCTTGTGGTCTTAGTAGCTGTTCTGGTTGTGGTACTAGTGGTTCTGATGGAACTTGAGGGACGGCCGACCTTTGCGGAGGTATCGGTCTCTTCAGTGCAACACCAGCCACAGGCAGTTCAGCATACGCCGCCGGGATGTTCTTGTTGAGAAGAATGTCTGCATGTGGATCCTTAGACGGCTTAAAGCCAACAATGGCACGCACATCATTTGATGAAAGTACTTCGTTACGAGTGAACTTGTCAGCGATCTCTGCAATGTCCTTGACCGGGACCAACTTGAACGGATCTCTGATGTAGAAGATGCTCTGACCTTGTGAGCGTGCAGTCTTTGTAAGGAAAGTTCTCTTCATGGCACCTGCGATGGCAGCCAGAACTGGTTCGACTGTACGATTGTAGTAATTGATCATGGGTTCTTCGGCAGCAGTGCCATTCATAACTTCCTCGGTCAAGCCGAGTTGGCCGTATAGCATCACCGTAAGATACTGGATCTGATCCATAAGGTTATTGGTCGTCGGCCGGTTAAGCTGAACAACCTTCTCTGTGCCATCAGTATAGGCAATTCCGTACTGTGAACCCTTAAGCTGGAACTCAATTTCCCTTAGTCTCTTATCTGCCTCTGCACGACGAGCCTCAGTTTTAATAACATAGGGAAGTTGAATTATCAGATCTAGTTTTCCAGACCCGCTCTGCTCGTCGACAACATCCAGAAGGTTAAGTTTCCTTAGTAGTCTCTGAAGAGTAGAACTCGGCTCATTCATTACCGAGTAGAGAGGGTTCTCGACTATGGCGACCATGTTCTTCGGCACAAGAACTTCTTGCTGAATGCCTTTAGCTTCGTTATAAGCTCTTACACGGACGTATTTCGGATACCAGTTCATTATTCGGCCAACTCGCATAGAGTTGACATCATAACCACCGGTCGTCATTGGATTCAAGGTTGTATCAACAGGAAGAATCGCTACTACGCCTTCATCAAACAGTGTTTGCACCAGATCTTGAATAAAATGGCGTCCACTCTGATCAATATTAGCCTCAACCAGCAAACAATCATTCAGCGCGCTAGCCATATCTTCCTGATACTGCTGATTATCATCAAGCCGAACATGACGTATCGGAACAGCAGCAACATCGATTGCAATCCTCGTATAGATTGCTGCGATGATTGTTTTCTCGTTGAAATGACGGAATCGCTGACGATCTGGACGAGACGTATAAGATGTTCCCAGATCAGAAGATGATATCGCCGGATTCTGGTCCTGGAAAACGAACGCGTTCCAGGCATGTCTGAGACGGTTTGTAATTTTGCCCACAGTCACCCCCTTTCTCTTATTCGAAGGAATCCTTATTTAGCTTGTACGCCACGTAAGCATCCATCAGGGCTGAAACGTTGTCGATCTTCTGCTCCTGGCGTCTCTTGAAGAGCTTCCGGTTGCCGTTTGTGTCCTCCATGGTAATCGCATTCCCCATGGCAAAGCTCATGAGTTCCTGGTCAAATATGAGCATACGCTCACCAGACAAGGCTTTGAGCTCTCCTAGCGGAACAGATTCTGTTCGGGCACCCTGAATAACTTTCTCAATTCCGAGGGGGCCATTCTCCGATTCCCATCGGGTCACGAACTCTTTTGCATTATAAGGATCGAAGCCAAATGCCCGGATGTCATACTCGTTATCCAGAATGAAGCGTTCTAGGTCGTCATAGACCTCCATCATGTCAAGAACGGCACCGTCAAGTACGTGGA